GATGTTTATACCGTTTTGTTTAATGATCTTTGCTAACTCTCCAACTAAAATTGATGTCTTAGTAGTAGCTACTGCATCTGCAAATACAATTTTTGGTTTATCACGTTCAATCTTTGTTTCTAATTGATTGATTGTGTTGTTAGCAATTTTTAAAGCACGTTGCATAATCATTTCTGGACTGTTCCATGCTTTTTCAACTTGGATGAAATATTGTCTTGCACGTTTACCGGGTTCACTACGTTGAATCATTGCGATTTCTTTTGCAGTGTCTAGTGTTAGTGCGTGGTCTAAATAATTAATAGCGTTACCTTGAGCTGTTACTCTTTTTTGAGTAAGAGCTGTATAATCAATTTTTTCTTCAAAGCCATAATTAATCATTCTTTCAAACCAATCGTTATATCTTGTCTTAACTTCTAATGCTTGATGAAGTTCTCGACCGCTGATTGCGATTTCTCCATTTTCTTTTTCTTGTATGTTGAACATTTCGCCGATGTTCGATTTTGTTTGTAATGCTTGCATAATGTTTATGCTCCTTTCGTGTATAATTTATTTATCGCTACTGCGATGGTGGGTGGTGATAAGATTGAAAACTAACTATAACTTTAGTATCAATGTTAGAAATGCCGGTAAGTTTGAAGAAACACCATGTGAATTTGTAGATGGTAGCAAAGGTGTTCGATTAGCTTACGAAAATGGTTTGGTCGTAACAATCCACGTTAACGGCAATAATATTGATATACGTTCAAGTCACCTATTAATTTTGGTTGATGAAAACCCTTTAACTTTTGATGTTGATATGAATACAAAAAATCCTAAATAATTTTTTTACCATCAACAGTTAAAGACAATGTATTTTTATTTTGGAGATGTAAGAGGTCTATTGTCGTTAGTAATTCCTCTTCGCTCCATTTTTCTTTTTCTGCTAGTTCGATGATTTTTACTGCTATTTCATGAATCTTTTTTAAGTCTTGCATTTGTTTTCCTCCTATTAAGATGTTTGTTTAAATTTCAAATTGACTAACGTCAACACCATATTTAATTGCCATATTCTTAATCACTGAAATGTAAATCTCAATCAATCTAGGTTCATCAGTAATCACATCTAATTTTGACAACTTGTTAATCTGTGTCTTCGTCGCACCGTTCGCTAGCATTTTGCCTTTGCGGTTCTGCATACGGATTTTTAAATTACAACGTCCTTTTTCTTCTAATGCTTTGTAAGCTTCAGACTTAACTTTTTGGTGCATTGCTCCGCCACCTAAATGTTGCGCAATCGCAGATAACATTTTGTTTGTATCATTGCGCCAGTTTTTTGTTTCGATACCGACAATGTGACGAATACCTGTGATTTCTTGTTGCATTTGTTGGTTAAACTGTTCTTGGTCTTTTTGCGCTTTGAACATCATCTCTAATGCTTGCATTGGTGTTTGTGGTACATAAAGTTTTGCTTGTTGTTTAATGTGTTCATCCATTTTATGGAATGCGTCAACATAAGTTGCTGTGAACAAAATCCCTTTACTGCCTGTCATCTTGTTTGCTACTATGTCGCATCCTTTTTTGGTTAGTAGGTAGTGTTTAGTCTGACGATTATTTGCGCCTAAATAAGTTGATTCTATGAAGTAATCGTCAGGGCTCAACTTTGAGCTTTGCAAAATTACACTTCTATAATTTTCAACATCTCTAATTAAATTTTTATGTTCCTTGCCTACCATTTCCGCAACTTCTCTACTATCTACGTAATGTGTGTCGTTCTGTTCTATTATTTGTAATGCTTGCATAATGTTTATGCTCCTTTCGTGTATAATGTTGTTTAAGAGGTGCATTGCTCGGGTTATAGTACTTTAAATTCAACACCGTCTATTTGAACGAACAGATTATCTAAATCAGGGATTTGTTTTTTATATAAACCAAATCTTGATTTAATATCTTTTAATAAATAGAGTTTCAAATCTCCAATTGATAATAGTTGTCTATTACCTGCTTCGTCATAGTAGTAATAAATGACTTTTTTGTTTTGATCTTCCATTTGCTGCGCCCTCCTGTTAAGCAGTTACGTTAGCTTCATAACCGAATTCAGTCATGATTTCATGTATTTTCAATCTACCTTTTTGTGTCCATCTAGTTTGTAAAACTGTGTCTTCTCTACCGTCAGAGCGTACAATTGGTATAGTGTCTGATTCTGTGTAACTCTTGCCCATGTGTTCTGAGTAAAGCACCCACTGTTTATTCACTTTTCGTTGTAATCTAGCTTCGTGTAGTAGTTTGTTTAACTTTTGTGCTGATATACCGTAGTCTGCCGCGATTTGAGTTGTAGCTAATGTTCCAGTTGACTTTAAGATTTCATCTACATAGTCTGCTTTGGGTTTTAGCTCTCCAATTTCTTGTTGTAAAAGTAAGTTTTGCTCTTTTTCTTTCTTATACTCAGTCAACACTGTAATGATGTAGTCTGGATCTTTTAATGTTTGTTCAATTACATTGTCTGTTGCGTAGATACCGTGTTTGCGAATGGCTGGTAGGACGTCTGATGTTACCCATCGTTTGAATTTTCGAGCGGTTTCTCTGATTTTTTCGTTTTTACTTTGTTTAGAAGCGTCAAAGATTAAACTGTATAATCCTGATTCATTGATAATGATCATATTTCTGTTTTGACCTGATGCACTAAATTGGTGCGTCAGCTTGTCCTCGCTATCAACATGATTTCTGATGGCATTGTCTGCCCTTGCATATCCTAAAATTTCAGCAATATCTTTTCCTACAAAATAAGGTTCGTTTTCAATTTCCACTGTTCTTACTGGTAGCTCTTTAAAATTAAATGTTTGTAATGCTTGCATTGTTCGTTCCTCCTTTTAAAATGTTTGTTTGCGTTTCGTGTACTTTGTGGGTAAAAAAATATCTCCAATATTTTCGTCAAAAAAATCAGCGATAATAAACATCTCATCATTCTTAAATTGATGCTTTCCTAATTCCTTTAAACGATAACCTTCAGTTGATATATTCAAGAGGTTTGCTAAATCTTCTTGAGTACACTTTCTTTCTTTTCTCAACTTTATTAAATTCCATTGCATGTTGTCACCTCCCGCTTACAAAACTAACTATACACGATACGTGTACTTGAGTCAACATAAAAGTTTGCTTTTCGTGTATTTTTTTGTTGAATACCAAAAATAATTGGGTTATACTATAGGTAAATTTAAGGAGGTAAGAAAATGGATAAAAAAGAATTAGCGAAATTTATAGGCAATAAAATCAGATACTATAGAACCAAATTGAACTTAACTCAAGATCAACTTGGAGAAAAACTCAACACTAAAAAGGCTACTATTTCAAATTATGAGACAGGGTACAGAACTCCTAAACAAGATGATTTGTTTGAAATTGCTCATATTTTAAATATCAGTATCGATGATTTGTTTCCTACAAGAAATAATAAAAAAAACGACATCACTTCCATATACAGTAAACTCACGCCTCCAAGACAAAAAAACGTACTTAACTACGCAAATGAGCAATTAGATGAACAGAATAAAGTCACTTCTATAGATGAATATAAAGAGTCTAAACTAGTATCGTATATTGCATGTGGTGCAACTGGTGCTGGCATAGGAGAAGAATTATATGATGACATATTGCATGAAGAAGTATTTTTTAAAGAAGACGAAACGCCATCAAATGCTGATTTTTGTATTTTAGTTAATGGTGATTCAATGGAACCTATGTTAAAACAAGGAACATACGCTTTTATTAAGAAAGAAGATTCTATTAAAGATGGTACAATTGCACTCGTTGTATTAGATGGAGTAAGTCTTATCAAGCGTGTAGATATATGCGAAGACTATATTAATTTGGTATCTCTAAATCCGAAGTATGATGATATCAAAGTCGCTTCGTTTAGTAATATTAAAGTAATGGGCAAAGTTGTATTGTGATTAATAACGCCTATGTGGCGCGAGGAGGATGAGGGATGGAAGAGAACGCACCTTTAGAAACAGCAGTTAATAATTTTAAAAAGATTCAAAATAGCGAGATTTACAAATTTAAATATATGAATTCATGGTGTCTTGAATATTCAGAGTTTTTATTGGATGAAGTTAGATTGTTAAAAGAAAACAAAAGTTACACCAGATATAAAAAAGGCACTATAATTTATGTAAAGTTAGGTGTTAATGTTGGCAGAGAGTTTTCTGGAAACCATTTTTGTATGGTACTTAATAATCACGATTCAAATAAAAATCCAATATTAACGGTAGTTCCACTTACATCTTCCAGAAGTAAATTCAATGTGCATATCGAAGAAGATTTGTTACCTTTAGTATTGGAAAAAATGGACGTAACGGGTAAGGATTTAGCTAAAAAAATCATGAACAATCTTGAAAAGGTGTCAAAAGCAGAAAACCCATACGATCAAAAATTACTTGATGAAAACAAATCGCTGAATGACGACTTCAAAAAATATTCGAAGGTTCGCAAAAGATATGAGCGATTCAAGTATAAAAAGACCTATGCTAACGTTTTAAATATCACTACAATCAGCAAGGATAGAATATCGAAAATTAATAGGTATGACCCTGCCGGAGAAATATCATATTCAAAAGAAACAGTAGATAAAATTGAAAATAGTATAAAAATTAGATTTCTTAGTTAAATCGCTTGAACTACACTCTCTTTGATGGTATATTACATATATACAAAACAAGCCGCTGAAATATTTGCGGCAAGCTTCAAATTAGACAAGTCGCTGAAATATTTGCGACATGAGAGGGTGCATCTGCGCTCTCTCTTTTTTTATACAATTTTCACGGGTAGCCCGCCTACCCTTATTATTTTTTGCCAATTTTGAGGAGGGAGCACATGAAAGTAGCAATTTATACTAGAGTGAGTACACTTGAACAAAAAGAAAAAGGACACTCTATCGAAGAACAAGAAAGAAAATTAAGAGCTTACAGCGACATAAACGACTGGAAAATTCATAAAGTATATACTGACGCTGGATACTCCGGAGCTAAAAAAGACAGACCCGCTTTACAAGAAATGTTGAATGAAATAGATAATTTTGATTTGGTTTTAGTCTATAAACTAGATCGATTAACTCGAAGTGTTAAAGACTTACTAGAGATACTAGAATTGTTTGAGAATAAAAACGTGTTGTTTAGGAGCGCAACAGAAGTATATGACACAACTTCTGCTATGGGACGTTTGTTCGTAACATTAGTAGGTGCTATGGCAGAGTGGGAGCGTACTACAATTCAAGAGCGTACTGCAATGGGTCGACGCGCATCAGCTAGAAAAGGGTTAGCTAAAACTGTCCCTCCTTTCTATTACGACAGAGTAAACGATAAATTTGTGCCTAATGAATATAAAAAAGTATTACGATTTGCAGTAGAAGAAGCGAAAAAAGGTACTAGTTTAAGAGAAATAACTATAAAATTGAACAACTCTAAATACAAAGCACCCTTAGGTAAAAACTGGCACAGATCAGTTATAGGCAATGCTCTAACGAGTCCGGTAGCTAGAGGTCATCTTGTTTTCGGTGACATATTCGTCGAAAACACCCACGAAGCTATTATAAGTGAAGAAGAATACGAAGAAATAAAATTAAGGATAAGTGAAAAAACTAACTCTACAATCGTAAAACATAACGCTATTTTCAGAAGTAAACTATTATGTCCAAACTGTAACCAGAAATTGACTTTAAACACAGTCAAGCATACGCCTAAAAATAAAGAAGTTTGGTATTCTAAACTATACTTTTGTTCTAACTGCAAAAATACTAAAAATAAAAATGCATGTAACATCGACGAAGGCGAGGTTTTAAAACAATTTTACAATTATCTAAAACAATTTGATTTAACATCATATAAAATCGAAAACCAACCTAAAGAAATAGAAGATGTCGGCATCGATATTGAAAAGTTGCGAAAAGAACGCGCTAGATGTCAAACACTTTTTATAGAAGGTATGATGGATAAGGATGAAGCTTTTCCAATAATAAGTCGTATTGACAAAGAAATACATGAGTATGAAAAGCGCAAGGATAATGATAAGGGTAAGACTTTTAACTATGAGAAGATTAAAAATTTCAAGTATTCATTGCTAAACGGCTGGGAATTAATGGAAGATGAGTTAAAAACTGAATTCATAAAGATGGCAATCAAAAACATTCATTTTGAATATGTAAAAGGAATTAAAGGGAAGCGCCAGAACTCATTGAAGATTACGGGTATAGAGTTTTATTAA